CGAAAAAGTTGACTCATATCTAAACTATGTTGTTGAAGAATGGATGAAAGAAAATGAATTAGCAGTTGAAAGAGGTATTCGTACTGAAATCGCTGAAGATTTTATTACTGGACTTAAATCTTTATTTAAAGAACATTATATTGATGTTCCAGAAGAAAAGTACAATGTACTTGAGGACCTAACTAATCAGTCAAAAGACTTAGAAACTAAACTTAACGAACAGATTGAAAAGAATGTAAATCTTTCAAAAGAAGTTTCTGAATTTCATAAAACAAAAGCAATCTTAGAAGTAACTGCTGATTTAGCAGAAACAGAAAAAGAGAAATTTGTTTCTATGGCTGAGAATGTTGAGTACGAAAGTGCTGAAAAGTTTAAAGAGAAGTTAGAGACTATTAAAGAATCTTACTTCCCTAAAACAAAATCAGAAATGACAGAAGATAATTCTGTTGATTCTGTGGCGGCAAACGAACCAGCTGATTTCACTGCTGGCAAGTCCGATGCTATGGCTGCATATACAGCCGCAATATCTAAAAACCTTAAGGCTATGAATTCATAGTGTTGATGTTTTTTTTAAATGTAAATAAAACTAAGGAGAGATAAAAATGTATCTTACTGAAAACTTACAGGAAAAGTGGCAGCCAGTCCTAGAACATCCAGATTTGCCAAAAATCGAAGATGCTTATAAAAGAGCTGTAACTACTGTGATTTTAGAAAACCAAGAAAAATCTGTTAGAGAAGACCGAAGCTTTATGGCTGAGGCTGCTCCTGCTAACGCAACAGGTTCATCTGTGGATAACTTTGATCCAGTATTAATATCACTAGTTAGACGTGCTATGCCAAACTTAATCGCTTACGATATATGTGGTGTACAACCAATGACTGGTCCAACAGGATTAATCTTTGCAATGAAATCAAGATTCGGAACTCAAGCTGGTGCAGAAGCACTATTCAATGAGGCTGATACTGACTTTTCTGCTAGAGACGCTGCTTCTGACACAGGTTCACCTGATGTACAGGCCGGCACTAACCCTGCTACATTAAACGACTCACCATCTGCTGGTACTTTCACTACTGGTTCTGGTATGTCAACTGCACAAGCAGAAACACTTGGTGACGGATCTGATGAGTTTGCTGAAATGGCTTTCTCAATCGATAAAGTAACTGTTACTGCAAAATCTAGAGCTCTAAAAGCAGAGTACACTATGGAACTTGCTCAAGACTTAAAAGCAATCCACGGTCTAGACGCTGAAACAGAACTTGCTAACATCCTATCAAGTGAAATTCTTGCTGAGATTAATAGAGAAGTAGTAAGAACTATTTACTCACACGCAAAAGCGGGTGCTCAAGTAAATACAACTACTGCTGGTATCTTCGATTTAGATACAGACTCTAATGGTCGTTGGTCAGTTGAGAAGTTTAAAGGTTTATTGTATCAACTAGAGAGAGACGCTAACGCTATCGGTCAACAAACAAGAAGAGGTAAAGGGAACATTATTATTTGTTCTGCTGATGTCGCTTCTGCTTTGCAAATGGCTGGTGTTTTAGATTACGCTCCTGCGTTGAACTCAAACTTAAATGTAGACGACACTGGTAATACTTTTGCTGGTGTACTAAACGGTAAATTCAAAGTATATGTTGATCCATATGCAGCGAATGTATCTGCTAGTCAATACTACGTTATCGGTTACAAAGGAACTTCACCTTACGATTCTGGTCTGTTTTATTGTCCATACGTTCCATTACAAATGGTTCGTGCAGTTGGTCAAGACAGCTTCCAACCAAAAATTGGATTCAAGACTAGATACGGAATGGTTCAAAATCCTTTCGCAACTTCTGCTGGTACAGGTGCTCTTGATAACTCAGGCGCAGTTGCTGCTGCTGCACAAAACTTATATTACAGACGAGTTAAAGTTACAAACATTATGTAATTTTACTTTAAGTAAATGTTTTAGAAAAGGGCGCCTCGGCGCCCTTTTTTTTGTATTATATCAAAACCCTCAAAAAAAGAATGTCATAGCCGCCGTCTAGGACGGAAAATAGAACACGGTGATATGATAGTACCCCCCTAATAAGTGTTATAAATAGTAGTATGACAACGACAAATGTAATTCAAAGAGAACCTTCTAAAAGTGATTATGCTAGTCCTATTCAGTTTAGGTTCAAGTGTACTAAACTTCCAACAGTAGAGTTTTTTGTACAATCTGCTAACATACCTGGAATTAATTTAGGTTCAGCTCAACAAAACACTCCGTTATATGATATGCCTTTACCTGGAGATAAAATAACATTTTCTTCTCTTGATTTATCATTTCTTGTTGATGAAAATTTAAACAACTATAAAGAAATACACGACTGGATACTCGGTCTAGGATTTCCTAGTAATAATGAACAATATGCTGATTTACAAACAGCAGGCTCAGATAGATTTCCTGGTTCAACAGCAGGTCCTGTTGTGCCTGGTATTCAATCACCACAAACTCTTAGTGAGGGTGGCATATATTCAGACGCCATATTAACAGTTTTAAGTAGTAAGAATATTGCTAAAACAGAAATAAGATTTCAAAATATTTACCCAACAGCTTTGGGTGGTTTAAATTATGATATAAGATTAACAGATGTTGACTATTTAAGTGCTTCAGTTAGTTTTAATTATATGAACTATGATATAGTACAAATATCTAATTCATAGTAATAAAAGTATAGGATGATATATAATGACGACAGCGTTTTGCTTTGGTAATGGTACTTCTCGTAAAGGTCTAAATCTAGACGACTTCAAAAAATACGGAACAGTAATAGGTTGTAATGCAATCTATCGTGATTACACACCAGATATTGTTGTGGGATTAGATTCAAGAATAGGTCACGAAATATATCGTTCAGGATATGCACACAAACATACTTGCTATTTAGGATATTGGACGCCTGTTCCGATATTTGTTGCAAAAGAAATGATGAAAACTATGGCAGATAAAACTGACATTGTTTGGAACGATAGTGAAGAAGTGGTTTATCATGGCGCCGATGGAGTGTTTACACTTACAAAAGGACACAATTTAGGTGTAACCTATATCACCGGAATAACAGCAGACGATAAGGTAAAAGACATAGAGCCAGATGTCGATGGTTTTGCTTATGCAACTGGTTCAAGAAGCATATATCTTGCTTGTGAATTAGGTGCAAAAGAAGTATATATTATTGGTCATGACTTATTTAGTCTAGACGGTAAAATAAATAATATATATGCAGGCACAACTTGTTATGGTAAAGAAAATGCCGATATGATGATACCTGATAATCCAGACGAAACCTACAACTGGATATTACAACACAAAAACACTTTTAATAAGTTTCCACAAACACAATTTTATAAGGTAAATCTTAACACTCTTGGCACATCGGATACCGATTGTGATATAGAAGAATGGAAAGACTGTAATAATCTTACATATACTACACAAAAAGAAATGGTTAAAAGCCTTGACAAAACTACCAAAAGATGATATAATACTCACATGACATTAGAAGAATTACAAAAATCAGTAGATAGAGATTTTAAAATTGATGATACCGAATTAGACGCTGAATCAATTAAAATCCCTTTACTACACAATAAGTACTTACAACATTTTAATAAGTTTTCTTTACTGCTAAAGAAGGCTGAATATGATTATAAAACTCTACAAAGAAATAAATGGGAATACTATACAGGTAAATCAGCCCCATCCGTCTATGCAGAAAAACCATTTGATTTAAAAATACTAAAAGCAGATGTACATATCTATATGGATTCAGATGAAGATTTACAAAAGGCAGACCAAAAAGCTGCATATCTAAAACAGGTCGTTACTTATCTTGAACAAATTTTAAGAAGTATTAACAATAGAACATTTTTAATTAAGAATGCTATTGAATGGAAGAAGTTCACTAGTGGGGCAATCTAAATGGTAAATAGTTGTATTGCCTTATCTCTTGCCATTTCAATGCACCTTGGCCTTGCAAATGATTATAACAATATACATCCACATGCTCGTTGTACTATAGACAATACTATAGCTGGTGTTTATTATAATAGTGAGGATAAACTAAGTGCTTACATAGGTAAGAAATATAGTAACATAGAGTTAGGTCTAGTAACAGGTTATAATGGTAATGATATTGTACCTATGATACGATACATAAAGAATGGATTGTTTATCTCACCTGCATATGAATATAACGAAAATAATTATGGTATTACAATAGGGTTTGAAACAGTTTTGAGGTTTAATGATTAGAGGTTGTGTAGGATTTAGTCATTCAGAAGGAAGTTGGATATGGCATATGTTAATCGTAAGAGGAAAACATTGTTATCGTGTTCCGTTGCTTTATCCTTTGTATTATATTATGAATGTTTTATATAGAAGAAAAATAAAAAAGAATTTGAGGTCTCATGGAACACCAACAAATATTTTCAACTAATATATTCTTAGTCGATAACTTTATAGATAATAATAATACTATGAAAAAGTATATTAGTGATTTATGGAGTAAAAGAGATTACGATAGTAACTGGCAAACTAAATCAGCAAACTTACAAACAAAAAAAGAATTTAAGTCTTTTTCAGACTTAGTTATAAAGACTAGCAAAGATATATGTAATATCTTAGGCTATGATGTAGAAGGTTTGATTATTACTGATATGTGGGCAAATGTTTTAAAAAATAATGAGAGTCATCCTGTTCATACACATTCAAATAACTTTTTAAGTGGCACTTATTATTTACAATCTGACCAATCTGCAAGTATAGTTTTTCATGACCCAAGGCCTGCGGCTGATGTCATAGTACCAAAAAAGAAAGAAAAGAATACTTTAAACTCTAGTTTATTAAGTTATGCTTCTAAAACAAATAGAGCAATATTCTTTCCCTCGTGGTTACCACATTGGGTTCAACAAAATAAGTCTAATAATAAACGTATAAGTATTGCTTGGAACATACAAGTAAAAGGTCAAGTAGGAGAACATCATGAGTTTCAATCAGCAAGTTTCTGATTACATATATTATTATCCTAAAATATTAGGATCAACAGCCTGTGATAACATAGTTGCACACTATGATAAAGATACATTTAGTAAATGGAAAACTTCTACTTTCTCAACTGCTTCTAAAAATCTAGGCACATCTAAAGTTGACATGAAAGAGTTTTGGATAACTCCTCAAATGTTTGCTTACAAAACTATACAACAAGGATTTGAAACAGCAGTAAACGATTATACAAAAGAAAATAACAATATAAAAATACAAGAATACACACACTTTAGAATTAACTGTTATGAAACAGGTGGTTTTATGAAAGAACATATAGATAATATTCATCATAGTCATGGTCAAAAATCAGGCTATCCTCATTTAACATCATTAATCTTTTTAAATGATGACTATGAAGGTGGTGAGTTTATTTTATGCGGCGAAGCTTTAGAAAAGAAAAAAGGTTCAGCCGTAGTCTTTCCATCAAACTTTATGTTTCCACATGAAGTTCTAAAAGTTGTTAGTGGCATTCGATATAGCGTAATGACATGGATACTTTAATCATTGAAAAAAAAGATGAAGTCTATATAACCGTTGATTGTGATTCAAGCATTCAACGAGAAATATCAGAGTTCTTTACATTTTATGTACCAGGCTATAAGTTCATGCCTGCATTCCGTAATCGTATGTGGGATGGTAAAATAAGATTATACTCTCAAAAAACAAAAGAGATATACTTTGGATTGTTTCCTTACATTAGAGCCTTTGCTGAAGAAAGAGGATATCAGATTGTTTCAGGAGAAGGTGTTGAAGTTAATAATAAAGTAAACAAAGATATTGTTACTAAATTTTCTAACAGTCTAGGTCAAAAATTTGAAGCAAGAGATTATCAGATAGACGCCATACATCATAGTTTAAAGTTCAATAGGGCGTTGCTACTAAGTCCTACAGCAAGTGGTAAGTCATTCATCATATATTCGTTAATACGATACTATTCTCACTTAATCAAAGATACCCCTAACAATCGAATATTATTGATTGTACCAACAACCTCGTTGGTTGAACAGATGTATTCTGACTTTAAAGAGTATGGTTGGAATGTAGAAAAGTATTGTCATAGATTGTATAGTGGATATTCAAATCAAACAACTAAAAGTGTATTGATATCTACATGGCAGAGTTTATATAAATTACCTAAAAAATATTTTGAACAGTTTAGTGTTGTCTTTGGTGATGAGGCTCATTTATTTAAATCTAAATCGCTTACAGAAATTATGACTAAACTTACTGATTGTAAATATCGTATTGGTCTTACTGGAACATTAGATGGTGCACAAACTCACAAACTAGTATTAGAAGGATTATTTGGTGCTGTGAATAAAGTTACATCTACTAGAAAACTTATGGATAAACAACAACTATCAAATTTAGTGGTGCGTTGTTTAATATTAAAACATACAGCAGAAAATAGTAAAATGGTTACAAGTGGTAAATATCAAGATGAAATAGATTACTTAGTAAGTAGTAAATCCAGACAAACCTTTATTCGTAATCTAGCACTTAAACTAAAAGGTAACACTTTAGTTCTATTTCAATTAGTAGAGAAGCATGGTAAAAATTTACATGAGATAATAAAAGATAAGGCTGCAGATGACCGAAAAGTTTTTTATATTTTTGGTGGCGTTGAAGCAGATGAAAGAGAAGCAATAAGAGGAATTGTAGAAAAAGAAAGTAATGCTATTATTGTAGCAAGTTATGGAACATTTTCTACTGGTGTTAATATTAAAAACCTACATAATATTATCTTTGCAAGTCCTTCTAAAAGTAGGATAAGAAATCTACAATCAATTGGTCGTGGATTAAGATTAGGTGACAATAAGGTCAATGCTACTCTATATGATATAGCAGATGACTTAACTTATAAATCAAAAGAAAACTTTACATTAAAGCATTTTCAAGAAAGAATAAACATCTACACAGAAGAAGAATTTGAGTATGAAATGCATAATATAGACTTGAAGGAATAGATAAATAATAGTATGGACAAATTAATGAACAAAGCACCAAATGATTTAACTGACTATAGAATAGTTAAGTTATTAGACGGTTGTACTCTGGTGGGTAGTATTACTATAGATAAAGAGTTTTTAAGAATACAAAATCCTTTACAATTAATTACAACGCCAAGAATGACTGAACACGGACTCAAAGATGATTCTACTTTATCACCTTGGATACCTTTTACAGAAGATAAAATGTTTGTAATACCAAAAGATAAGATAATGGTAATCTCAAGGGCTGCAAAAGAATTGGCAAGTTACTATGATGTTATACTTGCTAAATTACAAGACTCGAAAGTAAAAGCTGCATATTCTACTGCTGAAATTAATAAGATAATGGAAATTGCTGAACAGCTAGATGATGAGTTGAGAAAAAGAGAAGATGAAGAAGGTCTACTATATGATGAAACAGCCAAAACGATACACTAGGTACCTAGTAGGTAGCTATAGCTTATCCCCCCTGGCGACTACATAGTCGATTATACAGTAAATCCTAGGATTGTCAAGCACAAAACAAGGAATAATTAAAAATAAATTAAAGCCAAAAAAAACACTATAAAGGCTTGCATTTAATTAGAAAGTATAGTATAATAAGTTTATGAAAAAAGCAAAACAAAAACCACATTACGTTGATAATAAAAAGTTTCTAGAAGCGATGATAGAACATAAAGACAAATGTAAGGTAAATGCAGACGCAAATAAAGACAGACCACTTGTTACCAATTATATTGGTGAATGTTTTTTAAAGATTGCAAACCACTTATCTTATAGACCAAACTTTATTAATTATACTTTTAGAGACGATATGATTAGCGATGGTATCGAGAATTGTTTACAGTATATGGATAATTTTAATCCAGAGAAAAGTAAAAATCCATTTGCATATTTTACACAAATAATTTACTACGCATTTATTAGAAGAATACAGAAAGAGAAAAAACAAATGCAAATAAAATCTAAATTAATTGCTAACGCAGGTGTAGAAAATATGATGGATCAACTAAAAGGTGATGACGCTCAATACCAAAGTCAAATGTTAGAATATTTACAACGAAATTTAAAAGAAGAACCAACTAAAGAACCGACTAAAAAAACAAAATGAAGATAGCATTATTAAACGATACCCATTTCGGGGCTCGTAATGATAGCAATATATTTGATGAATACTTTTATAAGTTCTATGATAATATATTCTTTCCTTACCTAAAAGAAAACAATATAAAAACACTTATTCATTTAGGTGATATTGTTGATAGAAGAAAGTATATTAATTATAGAATTGCTCATAACTTTAGACATAAGTTTATGAATAAACTATGGCAAGAGAAAATTGATACTCATATTATTATAGGTAATCACGATATCTATTATCGAAACACAAACAAAGTAAACGCTGTTCAAGAATTGTGTACAGCACCTGATGGTATACATGAGCCATTTATTTACGAGGATCCAAAAGTAGTAGAGTTTGATGGCTTAAACATTTTAATGATGCCGTGGATTAATCCTGAAAACGAAGCACATTGCTTTGAAATGTTGAACACAGCAAACGCTGATGTATGTATGGGTCACTTTGACTTAAATGGATTTAGAATGATGGATACTGTGGTACAAACACACGGCCATGATAAAAGTATTGTAAAGAGATTCGAGAAAACATATAGTGGTCATTTTCATCACAAGAATGATGATGGTCAAGTGTACTACTTAGGTAGTCAATATGAAATGACTTGGTCAGATTATAATAATCAAAAAGGGTTTCATGTATTTGATACTGAAACAAGAGATGTGGAGTTTATAAAAAACCCATATACGATATTTAAGAAACTTATGTATGATGATGCCGAAACAGATTACGATAAGTTTGATATAACAGACTATAATCAAAAATTTATTAAGTTGGTGGTTGTTAATAAAAAAGACAATCAGATGTTTGATAGATTGCTTGATAGGCTGTATAACAAAATAAGTGTAAACGAATTAAAAATAATAGAAGATTATTCTGACCTTAGTCATACTAATGTAAGTGATGATGTGGTAGAAGGATCCGAAGATACTATTACACTAGTTAATAATTACGTTGACCAGTTGCCAGTTGATTTAGATAAAGATAAGTTGAAAGTTATGATTAAAGAAATGTACATTGAGGCACAAGATACAGATGTTACTACCGAATAAGAAGTATGATATAATATATGCAGACCCACCTTGGAACTTTAAATCATATTCTAAGAAAGGTGATGGTAGAAATGCCACACAACATTATAATTGTATGTCAATAAAAGATATTTGTAATTTACCT